ACGTTATCTACCGACTCGAACCGGACCGCGGGAAGCACCCCTTCCACCTCAAAATCCAAGTACTTCTGCGATGGGCTGAACGTCTGCGCAGTCGCCCACGTCACAGCATCTTCATCCTGATTCTGTACACCCACTTTCACACTCACAGTCGCGTTCCCCCGGATGCGGGGCCAGATGCGGGAGACTAGCCGTCTTGAGGTATAATCAGCCTTCGGCTGCCCCTGGCGATCCCTACCTACTATAGATAGTCCAGTTCGCTCCAGGAATGCCGTAGGCGTTGCAGTCCCGAAAGCGTACCCCGAGTCCAAGCCATATATCTTCGTAGCTGAATGCTTCCCCATAATAAGCCGGCGTCTAGCTTGCGTCGACCAAGCCCTAGTTTGATCATCCCAGGAGCCGACCAGGTTATCCCATTGAGTCCCCGTGCTGTCAGTATACTCTCCTATATCTACTGTATTCGCGTCAAAGTCTCTAAACGTAACCTGCCCTGTTCTATAATTCCAGACGAGGGCTTTATCCGGAAAAGTCTGTCCAGAAGACGGGTAAGCAAACCAAGCCTCACGAAACGCGGGATTATCAAACGCGAAGGCGTTGACGTAACTAGTAGGATCAAGATCAGCAAAGAGGTAATCTTTATCTTTCTCTTCAAGCGGGTTCTCCGTCTCGCGCGTGCCCCCGTGCGTGATCACATCATCCTGCGTGACGACAAAGTGCCGCCTACCCGAATCTATCACTGCAGCGCATCTTGCAGCTAGAATCCCCGAATTCAGAAGCAGGTCCGGCGCCATAATCGCGGTACCACCGACAAACCTTAAGAGATGGGTAGAACTCTGCTTATAGATCACAAGTGCAGAACCCAAGAGCAGTGCATCCTGGATAGATCCGCCCTTTACATCCGTAAGATGCAGCCGCCCCGCGTCTACCACCGGGCTCGTATAATCCCAAGAGCTCGGAACACTCCCGGGGTCCGCCGGATGACTCCATTGGATCGTCTGCTGCAGTAAGGTTCCATTGTCATTCAAATTCAATGCAACTAGAAAGGGCCCGAAGTTCCTGATGATCTTCGCCCGTAGCGTCGAAGTCCAATTCGCCAGATTCGTCAACTTCGTCCCAAGAGACAAGGTAAGCCAAGCTTGCGGGATATCCGCTCCATTATTAAGAATTGGAATCCCACCTAGGATGCAGCCCTGCCAATCGCGGAACTCGCTCGCGGTATACGCGCCCGCTGCGCGGGTGATGTCCGTATGAGTCCCCGCATCATACCCATAAACAGCAGTCTTCGAGGCGTAAAGCCAGAAGCTCGACTGCGGAGCCGGCACATTCATTATAAAACCGGGCTGAACACTCGGAGTCCCGAAGACCTGTTCATGCCCTAGAATCCGGATCGCATTCTTCTTATAGAACCTGATGTTCCCAGCATCTGACCACGCTTCCGGCGGCAGTTGATGCGCAGGGATGTCCCGGAACACCCCTAGAGCTCCGACATTATCTATCCGAACAAGAGTCATTCTGTGAAGATCTCATCAAGAGTGAGTGAATATGTTGCAACACCACCAAAGATCGAAGTTCCCGCATTACTGTTTAACACCGCCGTATTAGCAGCTGGTCCAAAATTAACTCTAAAGCTTATATTCCCACTAACTCCAGGAGCGTATTCAAAAACCAGATTATTAGTTTTAGGACTTCCATCTGCGCCGTGATTGGTCACATTCGCCGCAACCGCATCTGCCCCACCGTTTCTAAACAAAGCAAAAGTGACATTACCTCCATTTCCAGTTAAGTTTGCATGAAATCCATCAAAAACAGCGCGGATTCTACTAGACGGTTTAACGGGAACAATTGAAGCGGATAAAACCTGTAAGCCTTCTCCAATCTGTGGAATAGAGGTATCCAAAGGAATAGTTGAAGCCGTAGAAAGCTGCACATTACTGGAGGTATAAACATGAGCTGGTTGAACGTGCAAACCCCAAAGAATCGGAGATGCCGCCCCTTGACTCTTCAAAACGTGCATCGAGTTAGAGCTCGCCGGCAGCCGCTCCCACCCAGTATTCCCCCGATGTAAGATGTCTCCAGGGCTCGTCCCTAAGAAGTCGAGCACCTGTCCAAGGTAGTAGCTACTCCAAGCCGAGCCGGAAACCCCTTGAGCCATTATTCTCTGAGAAGTTCCTTTAGAACCAAGCTCATCCACAGAGAGAGCTGGTCCACCCGGAAAATATGGAACTCCGGGGGTTCTAAATCCAAGATGCCAATAGCCCGCGGCATCATTATACTGGAACCTAGCTGTCATTCTCTCAGAAGAGAACGCAATGCTGGTCGCCCCGTGGATGCTTTGAGCTCCCGTAACAATAACAGCATTCGACCTAGAATCTACCTTCTGAATCTCGACCGCCCACCCATCCTGGGGATCAGACGGAAGCGTAATCGTCCTAGCCGCAGCTGACGCATTGACTGGAATCAACTTCTGCCCATGTGTTCCTTCCGCCAGAGTGACATTCCCAGAGACCTCAGCTGAAGTCGCGGGAAAGGCGTACGGCCGCCCGCTGCGTGGAAAGGTCGTCTTCAGCACCGCCTTCAGCAGCCGGATGTGGTCATCCCCTTGACTCTCATTATCCGAGCCTAGGGGGTTCGAAGTTACAAGGTCATCAACGACCGACGCGCTTTCCAGCCCCATCAGTGCGGCCCTCCGATCTGAAGATTCCGATTGGCGACATCTCTAGAGGTATTCTTCCGCATCAGGGCATCCCTACCTTTTGCTTCCCAGCTCTGGAAAATCGCAAAAGCATCCTTATCCCGGAGCGGCCCGCCCGCGATCTGCTGACCCGCCACCCCCATCAACAAATAAGGTACATACTTCAACCAGTTATTCTCCACGTTTGTAGAAAGCGTGGTATCCTGCTTATAATAGATCATATGCAGGGTGTAGGTATCATCCGGGGTAGGAAAGATCCGGAAATAGTTACCTAGAAGAGCATAGGCTTCCGGGGCCCCTGCTTCTACCGTCCCGGTGTCCTCATCAGAATACGTTTTACGAAGCTCATCATAATCACCCTTGATTAGATCGATCTCTGGATCATCCCCAGAGACGTCATCCGGCACATAGCGGAGGACCGCTTCATCCACCTCTTCGATGAAGTCACTCGGAACCGCCACCCGCTGCTCATCCGAGGTTGTGTCAATATAACTATCCTCCGAGACGAGAAACCAGGGCTTTATCGCTTCCGCTTCGAGCTGGATCTGCGCAGCCTGCAGCTCCGCGATAATCTCATCTTCGAGATTTGTCCGAAATGCCAGCTGTCTCTGTATCAGCGTAACTGCTTCAGCCCTAGTCATAGCGACGCCTCCGGAGTCCAAGAGTTCGAATTAGCAGCTAGAGAACTCCATCCTCCACCTATTGAAACCCCAGAGCTCCACCCACCACTAGCCACAGCACCAGAAGCCCAACTGGACGAGACAGCAGCCGCGGGCTCAAACCCAAACACCGCATGGAAAACACTCGAGTCGAAAACCCGCGCATCGAAGACCCCAACTCCACCACCGGCTCCCCAGGTCATTTTGTTAACCCATAGAGAGAGATCCGACCATGGTTCAAAAGTCCAGCATTGTACTTAATTCGAAGCCCGGTTACCGAACTTGCCGCGGTATCCCAGCATCCCGCCATCCGAACAGAAGCTATTTCTGCATCAGATTGAATATACCCAATGTTACCCTCGAACATCACCTTATGAACAGAGTTCTCTACATTCCCGAACCGTAGAACTCCAGTTAAAGACTCTCCGGAAGCATTACCAGCTGCGATTCCTCCACCTTCTCCAACAGTTAATACAATTCCTGAGGTACTATTAAAATTAGCACCGCCAGTTTGGCTAACACGAGTCCCGGCAGTAACATACCCCGAGATAGCATAAGATCCCCGAACCTTAGCCAGCACTAGGAGTTGAACATCATCACTCGTCGGCTTAATCGTAGTAAAACGCATCTCGTAAGCATCATAGGTATCATCAAACCCGGTTTCGAAATCAACCAAGGAGATCCCACTTACCGCTTTTGAATCCAATAAAGTGAAATTCCCACCACCAGCACCCCCGGCGACGTACTTTGGAGTAGCTCCGGCACCTTGCGCCGAAAGCACATGACCAGAAGTTCCCCCGGGGAC